CAGTCCGCTATATCTTCGATAGTATACTTGTAAGGCTGCTTTTCTACTCTAGCGCCGTGCTTCAATCCACACCACACTAAAAAGAGCGCGTCCTTAAGTTTCATATTATCGCCTAGCCTATCTAGGTCGGCCATAGTATAGCCGTTCTCTTCGGTAAATTCCATAAGGGCAGCGAAACCGAATTTAACCGGTCTGCTTACTCCTCCTATTTCTACGTGTTTAACCATTTGCTTTAAGTGTTTGTGTTATTCTATTATACCGTAGTATAAGTAATTGCTCCCGTAAGCTCGAATGTAGCCGAGTACGTTACGTTATCTTCCATACCGCTAGAAAGCTCTAAAGAAGTTACGTAAGCAGAAGCAGACCAGTAATGATCTCCGCTTACCTCGGTAGAAAATTTAACTGTAAGCTGTGAGCGTCCGCTCCAAGCTGTCATAAGATCATCGACGCCGTAAGCGGCATCTTCAGCGTACAAAGCAGATACCGAAATAGTACCCGATTTTGTAGCCTCTAATAAGTCGCGAGTACCGCTTGAGTCCTTACTTGTTGCGTCTCTTGTGTCCATTGACAAAGAAATAGAGCCCTCGGTAGCGTGCGCTATTAGAGTAGACCCTACGTAAACCCCTAAAAGGGTTCCATTCATAATACCAGTAGTTGCCATTTTAATCTAGATTATTTAGTTGTTCTTCAATTATTACGGGGGCCTCGGCCCCAAATTCTACAGCCTTACCAGCTTCTATAAGCTCTTGGCCGTATTCGTTTACTACTCCAAAGTTAGTACCTTTCGCTAGCTTCTTACCGCTTGGTAAGGTTACTTTTTTCGTTAGTGTTATTTTCATCGCTTAACTCTTATTATATACTCTGAATTTGTTAGGTATACCTCGTTTTTATCATCGTTTGAGGTGTCTATATCGGTAAACTGTATAGAATCAATTACTACACCTGCTACCTCTCCGCTGTAACGATCTAAAGCGGTTCTTAATTTGTTTGTTAAATCTGCTACTTCTGCGTAAGTCTCGCAAACTGCTAATATATCGTAGCGTACCTCGTCTAAAGTACTTACTCCGCTCTTCGTGTCGCTAGGTTCTATATCCGATAATACATAAACCACAAAAGGAAAGGCGGCCTCTTGGGCTGCTATCTGCGGGTAAACGCGAGTACCTACGATAGCGTTTACGTCGCTGTCGCTGGTTATAATTGTATATAAAGCCTTTCCTTCGTTCATTTTCTGCTAAGCTGGTTTAAAGTCTTTTTTAGTATAAAGTTTACTTCTTTTTGAAGCGCTTGCTCTACTTGTTTGCCAGCTTGTTTATAAGCGTCTAAAGCGTAGTTTACGTTTCTCTTATTTTTTATCTTTGCTGTTTTTGATAAAAGACCACTTCTGCCACTTGCTACAGATAAACCCTTTTTACCTCCTCTTTTTGTACCGTAGTTTACTATAGCCGCGTAGTAACCGTCGTAGGTTTTACCTGCTCTTGAACCAAAACGCGCCCCTACGTAACCTATTAAGCCTCTCCCTTTTGTAGGAATAAAAGCTATAGACCTTTTTAAATTACCACTTTTATAAGTAACATCTTTAGACTTTCCAGTATTTAAGTTAGTCGTAACCTTACCTATTTTTATACTTGTTCTATTACTGTTTTTTATTCTAGTCTTCATTGCAGTTACTAAAGGCTTAGCGCTTTTACGTAAGCTGCGTTTAAAATCTCTAGCTTTAGATCGGTCTATTTTCTTAAGCTCCTCTAATTTAGCTAGGGCTTTTTCTAAGCCTTCTACTTTCATAACGATACCACCGCTAGCCATTAGTCGGTAAGTCTTGTATCTATAATAAGGTAGTTATCTCTACCCTCTAAGCTTACGCCTTCAATTTCGTAAGTCTTACCGCCCCAGCTTATTTTAGTAGTAGCATCTACATCGCTGCGGTAGCGTACCGTAAACCGTACTTTATTAACGCTAGTTAGCTTACTAGCCTCGTTACCCTCGCTTACGCTTCTATAGTCCACTTTAGCCCATACCTGCGCTAAGGTGCTATACGTGCGTACAGCCTGGCCGAAGCCGTCCGTACTTACGCTCGCACTTTTTAAGGTAATCCTTCTATCTAGTTTACCCGGATCAATCAAAGCGGAAAACTCTATAAGGGTTAAGCAAGTACTCGGAAGCTGTAGGTAAGCGGTGTACGCTGTCTACTCTCTTCTCGTACATTTCGCCAATCATTAACAGCATAGCCATTTTAATGTTAGCGGGTACGTCCGAGGCTTGAGTATAGCCGCAGGTATAACGGATTATAACTGCGTTTACCGTGTCCTTAGTACCGTACCATCCGTACTGCGGAAATACTCGCGCAGGTTCGCTTACTAAGTCCGTGCGGTAGTCGCTAGAGCTTACAGTAATTTCGTCGCCGTTTCCGTCGATATACTTAACACTCGCTAAGCTTTGTACTGGACCGCGGCTTAAGTAAATAATATTTCTATCGCCGTGGAAAGGGTCTACTCCCGTCTTATAGACTGGGAAAAAATCGTAAAACTCCTCTATAACGGTCGTTAAAAGAAACCTCCCTAAATAGCTCTCGGCCATTTGTGTAGAAGCGTCTATAAGTACCTCTAGCAGGGTGTCCTCTGCGTCGCTATCTACGCGCAAATAATCTTTAACCTCTTGTACGGTTAAAGCTTTTAAAGTTGCTGGGGTAATTATACTGTAGCTCATTACTTCGCTTTGCGGGTTGTTCTTTTAGTGCTTTTTTTGCTTACGGCTCTTTCAGTTTTTACGGCTTGCTTCTCCTCTATTACTTCGCAGAAACCAGCATTTAAAAACTCGTTAGCAGCTGCAGAGGGCAGCTCTACTACTTGCCCGGAGGTGTAGTAGAAGTCTGCCCCTGCTATAGCTTGGTTAAAAATAACCTTCATTAGCTGCTCAAGCTTACGCTTGTACTAAGTGCTTAATAGCTGAACCTTGCAATACGTTACCGTCGATTCTACGGTAAGCGATAAAGCCAGTAGACAACGCATCAGCAAAACGCTCGTTAAGACGTAGTAACTGTACGCCGCCAGCTTCGTGTACGTAGTACTGCTTAAGATCACCGAAAATAATAGATTTGTTACCAGTAGCGATACCGTCCATATCTTCGTTAATGTATACCGGCTTACCGAAAAGCATATCCGGCTCGCCTACGCTCATTCCTGGAACGTACGCCGGGAAGTCGTTTGAGCTACCGAAACCTAGAACTCTCACAGCTTTAGCTGTTGCAGAATTCATCATAAACCCAGCGCCTGGAGCGTTACGGTAAGAAGCATCTACGCTGTAGAATAAGTCCATTACTTCGCTAACTGTTACAGCTGTAGCAGAAGCAGCAGTCTTACCAGCAGTAGATCCAGTTACGATACCTTGAGGCTTGCTAGAAGCATCACCAGTAGTAAGGTGAGCGTTAATACCACGCTTCAAACGGTTAGCTAATTGGCCACCTACGAAGCTAGCCAAATCAAAAGCGTTATCGCTGATCAATTGGTTAGATACTTTTACAATTTTAGAAGAGTAAGTAAACGGCTCAAACTTCACGTTAGTGAAAGTCATATCGCTTACGCCTTCTGCTGTACCTTCTCCTAAGATAGCAGCTACTACCGCTGTATCGTCGTTAGCTGGTAGGTTGAAGTGCTGACCGTTAGCCGTGCGGATAACTGTAGCTACTTGCTCGATGTCTGATTTAAATAACTCAGTAGCTGAAACGAAGTCGCTCCAGTTTTCCGGTACCAAGAAACCACCTAAACCGTCGTTAGTAGTAATCTGCGTATCAGTACCGCGAAGCTCTGCTAGTGCGCGAGCCTCTCCAGCGTTAATACCGTTCATACCCTTACGTAAGTAAGCGTTAAAAGCCTCGCGAGCTTCTACTTTAGCATCAGGTGCTAAGTCGCGTAACTCTTCAGCTTTTGCAGCCATTTCTTTCTTCAATTCTTCAGCACGCTCGATACGAGCAGCAGCAGAGCGGAGCTCATCTACTTCGTTAGAAATTGCGTCGAATTTTTGGTTTTCCTCATTAGATAGGTTACGGTTTTCTGCCTTGGCAGCCGCGACCATACCTTGCATTTGCTCTACTAGAGCGCCGCGCTTTTCGCGCATTTGTTTAGCATTCATCTTTAGCTAGTTTAATTAAAGCGTTGTGTAAATTAAAATTTAATTCCTCGGTAGGGGTCTCTCTTGCTACCTCCGCTGCGCTTTCGCCTTGAGGCTCTGCGCTGCGTAGTCCGCTAGAGGCTGCCGTGTAAGCTGGGTAAACTACCGGGCTTACATCGAATAGAGAGCCTACCCTCTCTATATATCTTACGTGCTGGCCTTCTTCCATTCGCCAGCTATCCTTCTCTACTGTAAAGCCAAAGCTCGACTGGCTTAAGTCGCCGCGTCTAAATAGCTCTAGCATATCGTTTCCGTAGCTTGTGTTAGGCATCTCAAAGCGGTAGTAAAGGCCTTTGTCGTCTTCCTTAAGCTCTAAGGTTCCCGAAGTTGTACGGGCTAGTAAATAGTTACTATCGTGGTTATATAACGCTCTTACGTCGTTATCTAAAACCTCACTAAAAGCACCAGGTAAAATAATCTCGCGGAAGCCTCCTAGGTCCTCGCTCATTGAATTAAAGACGCTGGCGTAACCTTCTACCGTTCTACCTTCTACAGCTGCTTTAAGCTCCCCGTCGTAAGCTCTTTGCTCTACGATTTCGTCAAGGCTGCGTACCTCTGCACCGTCTACCTTAGTTAAGGTGCTGAATAGGTGCGCTACTCTTAGCGGCGGCTTACGCTCTACAAAAGCGTTTTCTTCGCTATCGTATTCGTATACGCTAATAAGAGCCGCTGGGTCTTCTGCCGTGCCGTTTACTTTAAAGCCGCTGTCTGCTACTATTTGGCCGTCCGTAGTAATCTCTACTACTTTACCCTGGCTTCTACCTCCGGAGCTGTCCCAGCTCACAAAGTCGCCTACCTTTAACTCGCCTGCTTCCGCGCGTTCTTCTTCTTTATAGCCGGCTTCTTCCATTGCCTCAGCTTTGCCGTAGGTTATAATTATCTCGGTAGCTGTTTCTTCTACGCTTTTAATGTGGCGTAAGCTTTTCTCTTCTTGCATATTCTCTAAGGTTCTTTCCGCCCAGCGGTGCATCTCATCACCACCCCAGGCTGCGTACATTATACTTCCGCATATCTGCTTACCGTCCTCATCTTTAAAGCTTCCCTTATCGTACACTTTAGCACGGCTTAGAAAGCTGTAAATACGCGGTAGCCTATCCTCGCTTACCGCTTCGCGGTTGGCTATGATCCTAGCGGATTCCCAGCCTACCGGAGTACCGCAGTCGGTCCCTTCTTCCTCGCGGATAGCTAGCGCTCTTTTAGCGTTATCGGTTGCAGCTTGTGGGTAGTCGGTCCAGGGCATTAGTCGGCGTCTACGTTAGTATCGTCTTGGCCTGCTCTCTGCATATTAAGAGGCTGTAGGTAAATGTCCCCACCCTCTACCGGGTTAAGGTTCTCTAGGTCTCTAATATCATTGACCGACAGCCAGCCCCAATTCCGCGCGACGGCGTAAGCTTCATATCTAGCCTTTTGGTCTCCTCTCATTAGCCCCTCCATAGTGAAGTAAGCGTAAAGGTTAGGCTCGTCTTCTCTAAATAGCTTACGGTTTAGCTCTACCTCCATACGGCGGACGTAAGGCGTTATACAGTCCCGAACGAACTGTATAGCCTGCTGCTCTACGTTAGCTTTAGTGCTTGAATTATCTAGATCAGCTAAGTAGCTCGGAG